TTGACTAAGGCTATAAGCAGCATCTCCAGAATTACTCCCAAAGAAACTAAACTGTGCTTGTACTTCATAAGCCGCATCAAAGGATGTGTGACTCTGCGTGTCAGCAAGTGTACTAACCATCTTCCTACCTTGCTGCTCTACCCTAAGCAGGTAGATAGTGCAGTAAGTTGCTGGTGGCTCACTTCCGCTTTGGTAAGCAAAAATCACAGGGACATTTGGAAACTCTGCAAGTCCTTTAAGAACTACATTACGCAAGGCTGTTTTTATCTGTGTGTGGATTGTCATTCAGCCCCCTATTGTGCAGTGGTTTCGATACGGACGGCAGAAGCTTTGAAGTGATTGAGTGTACCCATAGCCCACTTCTTAACTTTCATTACTTTGAATCTTTCCCCATCGTATACAAACTCATCTGCTGCATGTCCACCAGCGCCTTCTTTTAGTGTCCTGATTTCATCTGCACAATAAAGTTTGTACCAAATCCTAGACCTATCGGCTTCTGGCATTAGGAGGATTTCATCATCACGCATTGGTTGGATATTGACTTCTACAGGGACAGTGATTTCTGAACCTTCAACCCAATATCCGTTCTGATAGTATCCTGCTGTTTTTCTATAGAGACTGAGGGGTATTGTCTTAGTTAGGGCAAATCTTGGTCTTAGCATTATTCAACTTTCCCCACTTTAAAGTTTACGTTGTCTCTAAGTTCTCCCGTCTCTATCCAAGGATCATCAAATCCTTTTAAGTCAATGGTCATGGCAGAGTTTGGAGGATCAAACCAAGCAGTCATTGTGTTTCTCAGAGTTTCCCTAAAAGGTCCGTCTGACTTGTTGAGGAAGGTAAGCACTGAGTGTCCTTTCATAACATCCCTCGCCATAGCTTCAAAACTGTCTTTGTTGTACCCAACTTTGAAAGCTTCAGCTAATCCAACCCGCATAACAGGTCGTGGTGGTGTTATGTCGGAAGAGGCAACCCATCCGCCTCCTACGTGACCCTCTTCAACCCACTTGGCAACTTGTGCCATTTGCTCATTGCTGTTCTCTGGGCCATATCTGTCTTCTCCAAACCACCCAAGCTTCCCTTCAACACTATTAGTCTTGTCAAAGTTTCTCTTGAGCTTTCTCCAGACAGATAGGTCTGACTTAATCCTCACAGCCATAGGCGCTCCTAGAAGACCGAACCCTTTGCATTGCAACTTTGACAACCACAAGAATCTTCGTGATCGCAGATAGAAATGTTGAGAAGCTTGGAACAAGAATCTTTACTTCCAAACCAAGGGAACAAACCACCGGGAATAGAGATGTCTGGGTTTTTAATGAAGTAATCTAGAGCCTTAATGTAACTAGTGGAAATAGAGTTCCACACTTCGATGTCGGAAGTTCTTTCGCGTGTCGGTACACCTGAGAGCTGCATCGAAAGGGAAATTGCTACAATCTTAGCAGCCTGAAGAATGTTCCCGCTCTTAGTTTCTAGTGCCCATTCGATTTCTTCATTTGTAACAAAATCATCAAATGGGGAATTAGGTCCTAAACCTATTAAAAACCTCACCTGTTCAATTGGGGTCAACGCCATCGTAATACCTTCCTACGTAAAGATTATATTTTCTTTCTAACCTCAAGTGTTCTGGTACTCCGAGGTATAAACTATCAAGAACAGATTTGCATTCTTCAAATCTTCCAGAATATGTGTGAAATAGTCCATTACCTTTCCGATCAGCAGTGATCGTCATGTGCATATCTGGGACTATGCTCTTACAATAGTCAAACCATTGATTACACAGAGTTTCACTCCCACAGATTTGCATTTTAGTGAAAGAGGATAATTTGGAAAGGTATCCGTCACCTTCCAAAACACCTCTCCAAAAATCTCTGTTGTAAAGAAAATCTTCAGGACAAAACTCTTTCGTAGATTTTCTTGGAGAGAGACCATAAGAGATTAATCTTTTAGTTATAGGCTCATATTGGAATTGAATATAGTGTGCGCTATACGTCTTATTTGTTCGCGCATCGAACCTAACCCTATCCTTAACCCTATCGCCCAATCCAAGGTAATTTTGAAGAGAATATAAAACCGTATTGTCCCTGCTTTGCAACTGAATACTCACGTAATGCGCATATTTAGTTTCCCTCAAGCAACCATCAGTAAGTAGCCACCCGTAGAAGTATGCACACTCGTGTTCGAGTGGGTCAGAAAATGCCTTTTCATTTATAGTGAACCCCATAGAAAACCTATTTTCTTTTCTGGTTTTAATGGGTACTCCAAAGTCCCTAAGAACTTTCAATGCCACACCTTCGGCAAATGGCATATCTAGACAAATCTTCCGAGCAGACTCTCCACCTTCATATCTGGAAATCAGAATAGGTATGTGCTCAGGAAGAACTTTCTTATAAGGCCAATTCTCATAGAGTGGGTGTTGCATAATAGTAATCTCCTTATGTTTAATTGATCTTACTATTTTACCCGATAACTAGGAGATTTAGCAAGGGGCAAAACCTATTGGCTTGCCCTTTAAATCATTAAGCCTTGAGAGCAGCAATCACAGCATTAAGCAGCGTGGCAACGTCTGTAGCGGTAGCTGTAGCGGGAGTAGCAATAGGCTCAAGAGCGACTACTTCTGCTTTAGTGGACACATCCAGACCAGCAGCAAGCTGACGAACTGCATAAATCCAACCAGCTTTAATTTCAACATCCATAGGAATCTCCTAAATATAGGAGGCTATATTTCAAGCCTCCTTTTGTCTAACTTGAAATCCTAAGAGGATTAAACCAGCGACAGACGAACGATAGCACCCGGATTCAGCAGGGCGTTCAGGAAGTTCTGCTCGGTCATGATTTCGATGATATCATCTTTCTCATTCATGTACTCGTACCAGTAGCTACCCTGAGCACGGCGGTTGATAGTGCCAAAACGGTTAGCCGGAGCGAAGTAGGTTTTGAACATATCCCGAACACCGGCTGGCAGCATATACGCATCACCTTCCGGTACGAACGGAACGAAAGTACCAGCCGCATTCTCATAGCCAGCAGCGCCAGCGTTAATGAAAGTGATACCGAAGACGTTCACATACTCGAAACGAGCATCGGTAGCTAGTGACTGCGGCTGGCCCAGCAGAACAGCAAGGCTTTGTGCACCAGCGTCAGACTTCATTGCGTCAGTGATGTACGGGTTCATCAACAGTGCTTGGAAATAGCTGTCCGAGGCCAGAACAACAAATGCACGTACTTGACCTGCTTGACCGCCAGTCAGACCAGCACGAACTGCTTTCTTGGCATCGGCAAAATTTGCGCGAGGGTCAGTGGTAGTAGCCAGCGAGGTTACGATTTCTTCACGAGTGATACCGAACTCGGTGTAGTAGTTGGTAACTACAGTGTTATTCGGAGCATAAACAGTACCATCAGTGATGAGCTGCATACGAGCTGCTTCAAGGGTCAGACCATGAGCTTCACGCAGGTCAAACATCTTATCAGCACGGACATTAGCAACGCTTTCCAGCTCAGCAGCCTCAGCCATGGAGTTAGCAGAAACAATACCGTCGATGTCGTTGGGGGTGATAGCGTCATCTGCCGGGAAGTGTGGAATCTTCAGCAGCAGGCTGTCACGCGAACGACCAGCGATGGTTTGGTTACGCTCATCCCAGTTACGGTCTTCAAGCAGAGTGGAGCCACGCTTGGTACGAACAACTTCCACAGTTTTCTGAGTGGAGTAGGTAGGGGTGAACAGACCCAGAGCGTTGGTGATACCTACAGTGTTCGGAATTTGAATCAGGCTGTCAGTACGGTCAACTACTTTACTGCGGTCATTCGGGTTAATTACGAGTGGCATATTTTATCTTTCCTTTACTTAATTAGAGAGTTGGCAAAATATGCCGATTACTTGGTTTCCAGAACCACAATACCCTGCTTTTCCAGCACTTCTTTCAGAGAAGCAAACTGAGCAGCGGTAAGCGGGACGGCGAGGGTGTCAGCGAACTGGCGAATGAAGTATTCTTTCAGTTGCAGACCACCGGAGTGACCAACAAAGCCGACAGCGTTGAACTGACCAGCAACAATGGCACGAGGCGCGAACGAAGGGTTGAAGCTGTACTCGTCACCATAAATGACAGCAAACTCATTGGTTTCTGCGATTTGAGCAGCAGCGCTCAGAACTGCGTAAGCGCCTTCAGGGTCAGTGCCCTTAGCACGGAAGACAATAGTACCGATAGCGACAGCAGCACCAGCAGCCGGAGGGGTGACGTTCACACATTTGCGACCATAACCAACACTAGGATCAAGTTCATGAACAACGAGGTCGGACAGACGCTTGGAGTAAGGCATATCTACGAAAGGCATATATTTAGTTCCTTTGAATTAACGATTTTGAAGGCGAGCTTTAATCAGCTCATCAGTGGTAGAAGTTTTTGGAGTAGCTTCTTCAGTAGAAGCAGTTACACCAGCGTCACCAACCTCGGTGAACATTTCACTCTCTTGTACGGCTTTAGCACTGGTGGCCATAGCGCCTACAACAGTTGCAAATGCAGCGTCATCCAGAGAAGCCATCGAAGAAACCAGACCTTCAACTTGGTCTTGAGCTACAACGGAAGCCAGCTTCTCTTTACGAGCTTGCAATTTCTGCTCTACTTTCTCTTCTTCCAGTTTTGCAACCAGAGCTTGAGCATCAGCCAGAGCAGTTTCTTTCTCACCGAGAGCAGCTTCAAGAGCAGCCTTCAGTCCACCCATATCTTCAAGGGAAGCTTGTAGAGTGCTCAGTTGTGTTTCATACTGAGAGAGTTGGGTTTGTAGCTCTTCGAGCTTTGCCATATCAACGGACATATCAAGTTGTTCCTCTTTTTTGTTCATACCGAACAGTTTGGTTTTAAGCATGCTATTTTCTTTCCTTTGTGCAGAGTCTGCCAAATAAGTGTAGAACTCTTCCAAGTTCATAACAGAATCGGCTAGACCAAGTTGCAAAGCTTTCTCTGGTAGGAAAGTTTTAGCTTCTGTAGATCGAACCGCGTCAACAGAGAGGGAACGATTTGTTGCCACAAACTCCGTAAACTCATCATAAAGAAAATCTACTTTCTCTTGCAGGTCATCAAGAAAGCCTTTACGGAAGTTACCTTCTTCATCAAAAGGAACCTTCGAGCCGCCAGCTTTGATAAACATCCGCTGATAGCCTTCTTTCTCAAGGTGCTTGGAGTCATTCATCAGCCGAACAACTACTCCCACACTACCCACCTCACTTCCTTCAATCATCACGATTTCATCGGCAATTGAAGCAAGAGCGTAAGCAGCAGAAGCCGCCAAGCCATCCACCATAGAGATGATCTTTACTTCATTCTCTTTAGCAAGCTCTTTCATATACCGAGCAGTAGCAAAGACTTGGTAAGCTTCACCACCACCACTGGAGATATTCAGAGCAATGGTTTTAGCACCACTGTCTACAAGAAAAGTAAAATCTTCTTTAAGTTGTTGGTAGGACGTTCCACCGCAATCAAACCCCATCATAGTGACAGGCTTATATGTCAGAGGACCATCAATGTTCAATACCGCTACTTGAATATCTTCGTTGTAAGAGTATCGGTCGGTTGCTTGAACAGCTTCTCCCGGTTCTCCGTCTTCACAACGCTTCTCAACGTAGTCAATAATAGTTTCAAATGTTGAGGGGTGAATTAGGTGCGGAGTGTTGCACAACTTCTCCCTCAGTTTGTAGAGTTCATGTGCCATCAAGTGTTCTCCGCATTACTAATTGAATTATCTCCTGCACTACCGTTAGAATCTCCAACTCCGTCGTTTAACCCTGAGGACATACCATCACCACTTCGTGAAGTCATTTGTCCAAGAGCAGCATCAAGTTCTTCTTGGGACATAGTGTCTGGAACACGATAAGGGATATCAGCTTGCTTCATTACCCAGTTGATTGTGTCTCGATTACGTGGGAAGGTGGAAACAGCAGCAGTACGTTGGATAAACTTACTCACCTCATCCAGAGTTTCTTTACTAACATTTCCGTAAGTGAATTCTGGCATGATTGTTGTATCCCACCCGTTCTGCTCCCAAAGTGTACGAACAAGTTGGTGATTGAGTTGATTCTTGATTTCGTCAAGCTTGGCTTGAATACCCATCTCAATGATGCTAACCTTTGTTTCACCAAGAGCGAATGACCCACCACCTTGTTGACCAAGAGCCAAGAAGTCAGCAAACAAACAAGTGAGGATTTCAGCATTATAGCGACCAATGATTGCGTTAGTGTCAAACGAGCGTTGACCCGTAACACTCATCACTTCAAAGTCAAACATCCTCTTCCCTGTCTCATCTAAGAGGAGAGGAAGGATCAGGCCAGATTGCTTAGCAACGTGCATATTAGCCATTGCTTGTTGGTATGCTTGAAATACAGCTTTGTTTTCATCAGAAGCATCAGCAGCCATATACTGCGGAGGCAGGTACAATACTTTAAAGCCATTTGTGTCTTGAGCAGCACCTATTGCTTCCGCCTCTTGAAATGCTGTCTTGTACTTCCATGCTTGCCACGCTCCATTCAAGCTCGCCGACCCAATCGGTGAATCTTTGAGGGGGTTGTTACGGAACAGGAGGAACTTCTTGCGTGGCAACCGTACTGGTTTAGTTTGGGATGTGGATGCTGTAGCGTTTACAAAATCCCAACCAGACACTCCAGCGTTATCAGGAACAACTACTCGTTGAACAAGTCCAGCAAGCTCACGACCAGAGTTCTTCCAATACCACCCTTCGATAGTGTCTTGAGCGCGGATAGGGAGCTTCTTGATGCCTACAAGACCGTCATTGAATTTAGACCCATTCTCTTTACGACGATAACGAAGAACAATCTCTAGGACTGAGAAACCATAGCGGTTGAAGGTGGCAGCTTGTTTAATCATGCTTTGCCAGTCATGATCCATGTCCACCATCACTTGCTTGAGGTAGGCAGCTTTGTCTTTAAGCTCATCCTCATACCCTTCAGGAATCTTGACATCCCAAGGAACTCGTGCAATCATGGTTTCAACAAGTTCAAGGGCAGGGCTGATAGCAGCATCCTTAGCCATCTTCTTGTATGTTTCTATGGC